CGAATTTGCGGAATCGGTCACTAACACGGCAGGCGGGCAACGCCTCTCGGACGGCAACAGAATCATGACCGCCGTGCGCTCACGCGGCCAGATACTTATTTTAACCGACACCTCCTTGCACGGCATGCAGTACATCGGCCCTCCTTACACCTTTGGCTTTCAACAGCTTGCAAGCAACTGCGGGGCCTTGGGGCCACACTGTGCTTTGGACGTGAATGGCCTAGCTATGTGGATGGGACCTGAGGCCTTCTATGTGTTTGACGGCACGGTAAAGAAGATACCCTGCACCGTGCAGGACTACGTCTTTAAGGACTTAAACCTTGTCCAAGGCCGAAAGGTCTTTGCAGGTTTAAACACGGACTATAACGAGATTACGTGGTTCTATTGCAGTTTTACATCTGACTCTATAGATCGCAGCGTGACATACAATTACCTTGAAAACGTCTGGTCTATAGGCAGTTTAGCCCGCACCGCTTGGCAGGATGTAGGCACCTTTAACCTACCTGTTGCGACAGAGCAGCTAGTCGACAGCACCGCGACATCGCCAAGCACTATATACGGCCTTACTGCAGGCCGCACAGTAGTCTATAACCAAGAATCAGGCGTCAATCAGGCCGACGGGACGGGCATAACCGCCTCTCTTGAGTCTGGTTATTTTGACATGGGCGAAGGCGATAACATGCTGCTTATGCGGAAGTTTATCCCTGACTTTAAAGATCAGCAGGGAAACCTCACGGTCAACCTTTTGCTTCGTCCCTACCCTCAGGCCTCGGCAAGCCCAAGCTCTTTGGACCCGTATGTCATAGCGCCGGGCACGGAAAAGGTGGACACTCGGGCGCGAGGCAGGCAGATAGCAATTAAGATAGACAGCTCCGGCGTCGATACCAACTGGCGTTACGGGACCCTGCGCGTTGACATACAACCGGATGGCCTGCGATGAGCAAGATACAGAACGTCCGACTGCCTAACGCAGCGTTGGGTGACTACAATCCGCAGCAGTTTGACCAGTTGGTTAGATCGCTCGAGCAGATCATTTTGCAGTTAAACAGCAGCTACACGCCGATTACTACTCAGCAGAAGAGTAATGCCCGCGCGTGGTTTGAGGGCACTTAGCCGTGGCAGATAAATATTTTCATCAGCGACTTATCCCTGCGGCGGCGACCGAGACAACGATTTACACGGTCCCTGCTGCAAATACGGCGATTATTAAGTCCCTGCGGGTTACCAATGCCTCTGGCAACCAGTCGGATATTACGGTATCTCAGTACGAGACATCAGGCGGTACAGTAGGCTATTTGTACCATGCTCAAGCATTAGCGCACAGTGCAAGCGTTGACGTTTTTGCAGGTGTTCCGTGTATTTTAGAAGAAAGTAACGTCTTAAAGGTTACTTCGACACGCGCCGACGTGACTTTTTACCTGTCTTATCTTGAAGTGGACAGGGACTGATAATTGCTTGATAATCAGCAGTAATTTCGCGTCTTTGGCGCGCGACCCTGTGTGGTCCTACTTAAAAAATTAAGGAAAAGATCATGGCAGAAGCGATGCCCCTACCCGCTCAAATGGGTGATATGAGCGCCGAAATGGCCGCCGTCAACGAGATGCGCGGACAGGTTTCCCCGACTGAAGTTAACTCAGAAATGCTGATGGCGGCTGAACAAGCTGATCCTATTGCCGTTTCCGAGTTTAGGCGTGAACTAGAGGAGATGGAGATACCGCCAGAGGTAATCTCTCTTCTTGATGCAATGGTCGATGAGGTGCTTGCTGACCCCGCCAACTACGCGGCTATTCGTCAGCGTTACATGGCCCAAGGTGTAGACGAGGAGCTTCTGCCAGAGGCGTTTGACGCTCAGTTATTTGGTGCTCTGCAGGTTGCGCTTGATCAAATGCGACCCTCTGAGACAATGACTCCCCCACAGAATTTTGCCAAAGGCGGTGTCGCAAGCCTCCGTCCAATGGCTCAGGCTATGGCTGACGCCGGTCGCAACGGCGACACAATGGTCGCCCACATCAGCCCTGTTGAGGCTCGAATCCTAAAGCGTATCGGCGGTAGCGGCACTACTAACCCCACCACCGGCATGCCTGAATTCTTCCTGAAGAAGCTGTTCAAGAAGATCGGCAAGACGGTCAAGAAGTTTGCTAACACTACTATTGGCAAGATCGTCATAGGCACCGCGCTCTTTATGACCGTCGGAGCAGGGGCAGCCTCGATGTTTGGTAGCACAGCCGCCCCTGCTTTGGCTGCCGCCACTAAAGGCTTTGTTGCCGGTGCAGGCACGTCTTTGCTTGGTGGCAGAAACCTTAAGGACTCCCTGAAGGCAGGCGCTATCGGCGCGGTAACTGCCGGTGCAGTAAGTGGCGTGACCCAAGGAGCAAGCGCATTTAAGCCTACTACGCCTACTTTGGGTGCTCCGGTGAGAGAATCCATAGCCGCTGTAGATAACACAGCGGCACTTCCTGACTTAAGCGCTACAGCGGCAGAGACGGTGGCAACTGGCGTACCGATGCCCATGGACCCCTTTGCCGCCAGTCCCACAGGAATGCCTGTTGCAGTTCAAGGCGGAGTGGCCTCTTTACCTCAAAACGCAGGGGTTACAGCAGACATGTACACTAACGCTGTCAGCGGTTCACCTGCGGTTACAGCAGACATGTACACTAACGCTGTCAGCGGTTCACCTGCGGTAAGTGCTCAAACTGCAGCCCTGACCCCACCGCCCACATTTGGACAAAATGTCAAAGACATATTCCTAAAGGACACACTGCCCGACAGTAGTCGCTTTGATAGCTTTAAAAATGCATTCTCGCCCACTGCGCGTAAAGCGGCAAGCGCAGACAACGCACTTTTAAAGACAATGAAACAATTTCCTGAGATGAGCAAAGAAGCAATACTCACTGCTGACTCTACGTCGGCCGTAGGAAGATATTTGGCGGCCAATACCCCGGGCATAATATCTGACCTTGCCCCTGCCGCTATAGGTGCAATGGGCATCGCCGGATTATCCGGAGCGTTTAGCCCTGAGCAGCCACAACTTCCGCCCGGCTATGAGGGCTTTATGGATGCACCCGGCCAACGACTGCTCGAGCAGTACCCCGAGCGTTACGGCCTAAGCTTTGGTGGCGTGAATACCATGTCGCAAACTGCGCCATACCAAACGTATCGCCCCTACGGCGCCGCGACAGGAGGCAGCACGTCTGACTTCCCACGCAAGAACGGCGCAATTAACGGGCCGGGCACTGGCACATCCGACGACATCCCCGCAATGCTCAGCGACGGCGAGTTTGTATTCACCGCCAAAGCAGTGAGAAACATGGGCAACGGATCACGGCGCAAGGGAGCCAAGAAAATGTATGCACTTATGAAGAATCTAGAGGGCCGCGCCAATGGTTGATATGACTTACAGCACACAGTATGTGCGAGAGGCCCCAGAAGTTGAGGCCTACAAGCTAGGGCTGCTCCAAGAGGCTCAGAATCTCTACAACCAACCGATGAATATTCCTGCCGTCGAGGCTGCAGCGCTTTCAGGCACTGAGCAGCAAGGTATTGACTTTGCCAAGCAAGGCGTAGGGGCGTTTGAGCCGTTTATTCAAGCAGGTGCTCAGGGCGTCACTCAGGGCATGGACCTTACGCAGCGCGGGGCGTTAGCAGCAGGCGCAGTGGACACAACAGCTCAGTACCAAGCCGCTCAGGACATGATGGGTCGCGCGGTCCCTGTTATCGGCCAAGGTATCGGCGGTATCTTAGGATCTGCTCAGGCATATGACCCTACTCGCCAAAGAAAACAATTCAGTAGTTTACAAGAACAGCAGGCTGATCCTACGGTTCAACGGTTAAATAGTATTACTCAACAATTGAGCGGGATGGACCCTAATTCCCCCGAAGCTCAGGCGTTACGGGGCCAATATAAAGTAGAAGAGCAGTCGCTATATACTAGCCCTGTAACTCAATACATGAACCCGTACCAAGAGCAGGTGACACAAAACGCTCTTGGTGAGATGCGCCGTCAGGCTGATATTGCTCAAACGGGCCAAGCCGCTCAAGCAGTTGGTTCCGGTGCTTTTGGC